AACCTTCGTACATGATGCTAATGCAGCAAAGTGTATCGAAGCCCCTGATGTCGTATTTGGAATCGAAGAGATTCGGTTTTGAATCCATCCGATTTACGGATCAGTCTGTAAATCGCACTTGGGCGCGTAATGGCAGCATCGACGGTAGCATAGCTACTATCGATCTTTCTGACGCTTCTGATTTGGTCCCTTTAGGGGCTATCAGAGAAGTCTTTAAGGTTTGCCCGACTTTCCTAGATTTGATTCTGGATTGTCGGACTAGTGCTGCATTATTGCCTGACGGAAGAACCATCAGCCTTAAGAAATTCTCCTCGATGGGATCAGCATTATGCTTTCCTATCGAATCGATGTTCTTTTTTACGGTTGTGATGTATTCTTTAATACGTCAGTCAGGTAAGCGACCATCTCGACAGAACTTGCGTAGTTTAGCTCGTTCTGTTGCTATTTACGGGGATGATATCCTCGTATCTAGTACGATGGCGACCGGTGTCGAGGCCGACCTTGAAACCTTTGGGCTCAAGGTTAACCGAGACAAATCATTCCACACGGGATTCTTTCGAGAATCCTGTGGCGGCGACTACTACAAAGGCGAAGATGTTACGCCGTTGTATGTTCGCCAATGGGATGACACCGGTCAGCTCGAAGACCCTTCTCTGAGGGTTGCACAAGTTGCACTCTCCAATTCATTATACATGAAAGGATTATGGAATGCTTGTAGCTATCTTAGAGAAGAACTCGACCGAAGGCTTGGTAACATACCAATGTCACGATTCCCTATTGGGATTCTCCATTACGTATCATTTATCCGTAGCGACAAATTGTCGTGGGATAAACGATTGTATGGATATCGTGTTAAAGGTACTAGCCTCGTCTCTAGGCGAGTTAGTGATTCACCAGGAACCCTTGCGGGACATCTCTTGGCGACGTTTAGCGACGGTTATCATGCCGACGCTAGAACCAGCTTTGAAAAGTCATGCATTGAACCTGCTTCTCGATACTCTGTGGGATATGAGTGGTACTTACCACTCCGATCAAATAGAGTTCGCGAAGGATCATTGGTACGAACAGATAACGGCTACCTCGATGAGAGGAGTTTCAATTTTGAAACTGAACCTTATTCGAGTTACGCCGCATCTGGCCGTAAACTAGATCATGAAAATTGGGCTGCGTACTTGAAAATACGTCGCCCAAGATCACTGGAC